TTTACAATAAAGTTATTTAATATATATTTCTTTTTATTACCATCAATAAAAGTCCAACTAGATAGCCAGATAGGAATATTATATCTTTTAGTAGGCTTATCCAACTAAAAAATTATATGTTACGCCTAATGCATCAGACTCGCTTGCAAGACCATAAAAATAAATATTTTTACCTAAATTTTCAAAACCGTAACATAAATCTTGTAGATTTATACTTGTATTAGCAGGAAATACTGATGACATTAAAGTATTCAGTTTACCGTCTAGTAGATATAAAAGACCATCTGTTGCTGCATTATCAATTTCTGAAATTGCATATATACTCCAAAATAAACTAACAGTACTTGCTGTTTGATATTTGTTTTGGTAGTTAATTGTTATATTGTTTAATTTATTATTAGGGCCTAATGTAAATACATTTTCTATTAGATTTGCATTAGTTAAGTGATAAGCACTAATTTCACCTGTAATTACAGGTCCATTTGTTGTTGTACCACTTTCATGACCAGCTCCTATAATATTTGTGTTATTACGAGCATCTTGTGTCGCAATAGCTTGCAGTTGCTCTGTATTTAAACTTTCAGAAAAACTATCTTTATTATTTCTAGAATCAACTTTATTATTTCTAGCTATAATAGGTGTTGTTCTGGTGTTTTTAGCTTTATATTTATCTTTTATTATTGGCATATTGTTTTATTTTATATTGCTTCTATAGTTACTTGTCCACCAAAAACCCTATCATTAGTAGCGATTGTTGTTACTTGTATTGCTAAAAAGTTTGTCGCGGTTGAATTCACATCTGTTATATCTATCTGTATGTTGCAGTTTCCAGTACCTTTAGATGTCATTGTTGTTGCATTTATTTGACATTCAAAAATCTCAACAGCTAAATCGTTTTTATCATAAATATCAATATGTGTAGCCTTCATACCTTCAGGTATAGAAATAAAAGCAAACAACTCTGTTGCAGCATCTGCAGGCCTCATACCATAAGATGTTCCTGCATGATCAACATAACCTATACCAAGCTTATTGTTACCACCATCATCATTAGCTGCAAAATCTGATGGTAAAAGTTTTATAATATTACCATATACGTTAGATGTAACGCCAGAAGCTTTTGCAAATGTTACCTGATCATCACCTATGTGAACTGTATCTATAGAGGCATTAACATAGTGTTCGGAATCAATAGTAGTATTAGAAATATAAGTTCCGTTAATAGCGCTTCCCCTCCACACTCCAGTTGTAATTGACCCAACAGTTGTAATGCTTTCTTGAGTGTAGTGTTTGTTAGCGGTAAAGTTTAAAAGAGAATCATGATCTATTTCACCTGGAACGCTAGTAACGGTAATTGTAGATCCGCTATTAGTAACTTGAACACCACTACTACCAAGTATGCTGAAATCAGCACTTCCACTAGTATCTTCTGCTTTTTCATCTGCTCCTGAATCTGTTGTAATAGTAACTCCAGTTATATCACCTGTAGCTTCTGCTGCTTTTACAATTTTATTATTTGTATCTAAGCCTAAGTTTCCTCCACTAGCTATAGTTCCAGTAGATATACCTTCTAAATAAACGTCACTACGAAATCTAGATATTAAATCCCATATATGTTGACCTATCCATTTCATGCTAATTAATTATCTAGGCCATCAAAATCTATATATTCAATAGTAACCTCTTGATTTAACTCTAAGGCTTTAACAATATACGGATATACTCTCTTGTACGCATTAACGGACTTTCCAATGAAACCATCTTTGATGATTTTGTTATTTTCCTGCGTATCACCCAAAAGTAAACATCCAGCACTATGCTCATCAGTATTACCAGTATGTATAAGGATATATTCAAAATTAGGGACATTAGTAACGTGTAACATTCCTTTATGTAGGCCACCATATTTCTTTTTGTATTTATTATGAAATCCCCCTTCTTTCCTTAATTCTATTTTATAGGTACCAGCAGGCACTCTAGTTTCCCCTCTAACTTTTAAAGCTCTTTTTTCATCTTCTAGTGTATAACATAAGAATTGTAAGCCAAGATCTCCATCTGAAAAAAGTAAGCCAGAAGTACTATCCTCCTGGCTACTAAATCTCAATACTTTAAGTTTCATATTTTACTTATCTTAGTTATCTAAAGCATCACAAATAAGGTATTGTAATTTCTGATCAGCTGTAGCTGCAGTAACTCTTAAAGAAGTTCCTGAACCATCAGCATTTAAATCTACAGGAGCAAAGAAAAACTCTCCTGGTTTTAAGTGACTTATTTCAACGTTTTGTCCTGTGTCAGGTAATACTGTAATAGCATAGTCTGTGTCTACGTGCTTTAAAAAAGCATAAACTCTATCTACATTAATATCAGAACCACATTCTAATTGTGAATTACCAGTTTGAACTAAATGCTCTCCTCCGTATAAAGCATGAGCTGTAGTATTAGTTTCAGCTGTAAAAGAAGGGTTATATGAAAATACAACAACTCCTTTTTCATCTGTTAACGTAAAAGATCCTGAAGCTGTGTATGTTGTGTGCATTGATGCCATATCTATTTTTTTTAATGTTATTAATTAAGCGTTTGTGTCTATCTCTAAAGCAAAGTATTCTACAGTTACTGTAGCAGTGTCAGCTTTAGCTACTGTTGTAGTTGTAGAGCGTAAAACTGTAAAACAAAATTCTCCTGGTTCTAATACAGCAATTGGGTCAGCACCAGAAGATGCTCCATTGTAAATAGTAACAAAATTTGTGTCATCTAAATTACGAACATAGATTGCTCTACCGTAACCTGCAGCAGCCATAATAGTAGCATCACCATCATGAGCCACATCTAATCTTCCTGTAGCTACTTGGTCTACACCAGTTATATTTAAACTAAAGTTACCAGAAGCACTTTGTGAGTATCCAGTAGTTGATGTTGCTGAAACGTTTGTTGATGCTGAGAATGTATAATTTTGTGGCATGATTTTATATTTTTACAAATTTAATAAATTATTTTTATATTATTGTTATCTTTTTTTTAGATTCTTTAATCTTTTTTAGCTCTGCACATTTTTCGTACTCTTCTAATGTACAAAAATAATCAATTAAATTGTCAAATACCTTATTAGACACTTTTTTTTTAGGAGGAAATGGTAATGAACACCCATTATATTCAAATAAATCATTAAAACTTAATTTTTTTGTTATAAGTATATAAGCATTTTGCATACTTTCATGATAAAGCTCTTCGTCATTATCATTTTTTTTACTCATACTATTTTTTTATTTTTTCATAAGACCTGCCTCCAAAGTAAGCTCCTATTACTGTTACTAAAACTAATTGTAATAAACTCTTCCATTCATCATCTACTACAAATTTAATTGTTCCTGAGTCAATAAATATCATTAATACAGAACTTACTACTAGAAATATAAGTGTCATTGGTCTTACGTTTTTACTTAACCAAGAATCTGATTTCATATCTGACTCCCACCTAGCAGTTACTTGACGTTCCATTTCTATCTCGTAATTAGATAAAAGTTCTTTTACTTTTAATTCAGCAGCAAGCTTCTCTTCTTTACTTGTATGAAGGTTATCTATAACTCCTCCTACTCCTTCTACCAGTTCTTTAGCTCCACTACTAAATATTGTTCCTAATATACTCATATTATTTTTTTTATTTTTTATAGCAGTAACCTAAACAGTATCTACCAAAAGTTATTTTTTTTACTAATTTACAAATTGCTTTTTTCATAATTTTTATTTTTGTTTTTCTTAAATATATTAAATATTGATCTTTCTTTTTTATGTGTACAAACGGGACATATTGAATCTGGTATATAAACCGTAATCTCAACACTATCAACCACCTCATGTGTTTCAATTCTATAATCGTAGATAACACTATCCCTGTTGATTAGTTTTAAACTTCTTAAATCACCTATACTATCTTTGTAGCGATCTTTTAAGCGAGCAATATCTAAAAGTCTTTTATTTAGTTTTAATTGAGCTTCCTTTGTTTGTTCTTTTCTATTATTTAGATTATCTATAGCTTGATCTGCTAATCTAATTAAACTGTCTAAATCGTTACTAATAACGACTCTTGGTTCTTCCACTGGCTTTTCTAACCCAGAGCAAGAAAGTAAAATAAATAATAATGTATAGCATAATTTTCTCACCGTATGTTTTTTAACGTCTCTATGAATTTGTCGTTCAACTTTTTATAGTCGTCTCTAAGAGTTATAACCTCCTCTTGCAAGACTTTAATGTGATTTGTTAACGTTGTCTTATTGTCAACGTATAAATATCCAATAGCAATTAAAGCGAAGAACAGAACTCCAGCTATAGGATTTGTCGCGAAGTCTTTAAAGTTTATGGGTAGTTTCATTTTACCAGAATATTAGTTTAACAATGTAGCCTATAACAGCCGCGTATAAACCCCAAAGGGCCTTTGTCACCGTAGATTTCCATTGTTTCATATAATGAAAATCACGAACATCCTTCATCCAGCCAGCTATATTTTTATCTCTCTCGTCTAAACGCTCAGTGTTTTTATTAACTCTAACCACTAAGCCTTCATCTGGATCTAATAGTTTAACCATTAATCTATCTAACTTATTATTTATCTCTCTAACGTCCTCTTTCAAAGTTTCAATATCTTTTTTCATTAATGCTATTTCTTGTGCAGTTGTTGCCATTATTATTAATTTATTACACTTGGCTATTTAAATATTCATACATTTCATTTCTTGATTTTAAATCTAAAGCAGTACCATTATATATTAAAACATCTTGTATATATCCTCCTAAATTCAAAATATCATCAGATTCACATCCTATATTACTAATAGTAAAAGCATCTGGATCGGTTGCATTTTCAGACGCATCCCACTCTTTATCACTAAAACTCTCTCCATGAACATGTACAGTTAAGTTTCCAGTATCTTCATTACTTCTAGTTAAAGTTATTATATAATAATATCCAACTGATATAGTGTCAGAACTTTCTATCCAATTGCTTTGAGTTGCGTCTTCTATTTTTACTCTAAACCCTACACCACCAATCAATATTTTAAAAAAATCAAGAGAACTATGTCCAAGTATGCTATGAATACTAGATAGGTCTAATAATTTTATGCGCACTATAACAGTAAAATTTTCTTCAGCACCAATAACTATATCTGAAGTTAAATTCATATATTTAATTCTAGGAAATTTAAGTGAATTATCATCAGATTCAAATCTAGGCATATCTAATACATTAGATTGTAATGCGTGATTGTTATTTCCTGATTGGTCGTCCCATTGTTTTATCCTATCATTGTCATTTATATTTCCAGATGCAGTTGTCTCATCATCTTCAGATGTATGTCCTGTATTGTATTTAAGCCATAAATCTAAGTTAGGTATACTGTCAGGGCTAGCGACAACAGGTACGTAATAATTATGTGCTGATGATAATCCGTTTCCCATTGCCATATTATTTCCAGTTTTTTAAATTAAAAACATAACGCAAAGTAAGTTTAGGAATTTTTCTTTTAGGTTTTTTAACCTCAAGAATTTTATCATAAACCCTTGGATTTCTTTTAGCTAATTTTTGTATGAATCCCATATAATTTATTATATAAACAGCTCACCCGCTACTAATATCTGAGCTTCAGTTTTTGTTAATACAGAGTTATTTGGATAATCCATTCCGCTACCAAGATCTATTATTGCAGATAACTCACCAGTTCTTAAGCTAAATTCACCTTTAATTACTATTAAGTTACCGTCTAGACTTGTTCTTGGTGCTCCTAAGTTACCTTTAAAAGCCGCTTCTTTCCACGTTGGAGTGTAAGCTGTTGTTGTATCTATCTCTTGTTCTATGTAAGTATACGATTCTTCTGTTTGTGGAGTATCGTGCGATGCCGCATATAGCTTTTCAAGTAGTTTAGCTTTCGTATCACCTGAAGCATAATCTACGCTTGCATCGTCCATATAAGCTTTAATCTCAGCTACAGTATTATCCTCTGATGGAAAATAATCGTATTTATCTACCATTCTTGTACCTGTTCTTTCTGTCTCTGTATACGTATAGTTATTCCAACCAAGTTTAGGTTGTAATACACTTGGTACCGCAGATTCGTAAACCGCTTTCGTTAAACATACATATAATTCGTAATGTGCCATTTTTTATTTTTTAATTTCTGTGATTACCTTTTGTTGCGTTATAATTTCTTTCTACTTCCGCGGATGTTAGAACATCATTGTATATAAGTAAATTATCAATTACTCCATCAAATTGGTCTTTTCCACCTTGAGAACCACCAACTAGTAACGTAGTTGTATTCTGTTCAATAGACGTAGTTGTTGCAAAAGCTGCGGCATCAAGAGAAACCGCATTAGTATCTTTATATACAAGCCAAGTTCCACTACTATAAGTTATAGCTATATGATACCATGTGTCTACAGCTAGATTCGCATCTGTTGTTGATTGAGCTTCATAATCAGTACCAGTACTTGATAATTGTAATGTCAACTCTTCGCTAGAATTAATATATAGTCTAAGTGCTCTTTTATTACCAGATGTAACATATTTATCTAATATCGTCGCGTTAGTTGCTAACGAACGTGCTTTTATCCAAAAAGACATACTCATTGTAGTAGCGTGGAAATCAAAACTAGGAATATTAATATAACTACCATTATATCCACTTTCAGGGCTACGAGGTAAATTCAAACTACTCGTATCTTTCTGCTTATTCATTATAAATCCCTGATTATCTCGCGTAGAATCTACGCCTTGTGGGATTAGGATTGTTTCAGTTCCTGTTACAGTTCCATTATTAGAGTTTGTTGATAGATCGTTCCACGTAGACAACCCGTTATTTCTCCAGTAACCTGTAAGGTTAGCAACTTGAGAGTGAGTTAAGGCATCTAAAGCTTTACCATCGTTATATAATTCTAAAACTTCCGCATCACTTAGCACAATGGTTTTGAAAAGAGCTACTTCCGTGATACAACCTGTAAAACGTCCACTAGACGAACCGTGTATTGTGACCGAGGAGGTGTTATTTAAACTATCAGTCATCCCTGATATAACATAGTTACTTGCCATCGTCTGCTCCACTCCATTTAGATACAAGGTTTGGTTTGCGCTTCTATCCCAAACACCAACCACATGATACCATTTTCCTTTCTCTATAGTGGTATTTGTATATCCCCATAGATTATTACCTGTTCCAGGGGTAGCTGTGTTTAGTGCTAATTTGCCACTTGAATTAATAGCTATGCTGTATCCATTACTACCCCATCCTCCTTTTCTATATATAGCGGTATAACCATCGTAATCGTCATCGGTTTT